TTTTTTATGTGTATGCCTAGAAAAGTTTTATTAGAAATAGGTGGTATGGATAATCTATTTAATCCTTTTTTTTGTGAAGATGATGATATAATAAATAGACTTAAATTATATGGTTTAGAATTAATAACTTCTTTAGATGCAATATGTTATCATTTTGTAAGTAAGACTTCTAGATTTTCAGAAGAATATAAAATACAAACTCAAATACTAGAGATTAAATCAAATAGAAATTATATCAGAAAATGGGGATCAAGAGGAAATTATCTAAAATATAATATAGCATATGTAGCTCATAATTGTAATATTCACGCATTAGAAACTTTAGAACCGTGGTGCGATAAAATATATATCAATGATCTATTTAATTATATAGAAAAAGAACAACCAAATACTAAATATGATTTGACAAAAAGAATATTGCCACTCATAAATTCAAATCCTATTCAAGATAATGATATTATAGTAGAATTTGATTGTTTAAAATTTAACCAAAGAACATTTGAATTATTACAATCTCTTCCTGCTATAATAAAAGAATCAGGAGAACCTGGATATTTTGAATTAGAAGACTTAAAAATTACAATAAATCAAATTATAGAAAGACAGAGTGACTTAATACATTTATTTTAAAATTTCATTATTATTTAATATGTTCTTATTATCTAAATTAATATCATATGAGTTCTAAAAATAAAAAAGAGGAAAAACCTCAAAGTAGAATAGTGGTTTTAGGAGATATTGATGATGAGAATGTAAATGACTGTATATCTCAAATATTAGAAATTAATGAATTAGATTCTAATGTACCTATTGAAAAATTAGAACCTATAAAATTAATAATAAATTCACAGGGTGGAGAAGTCTATAGAGGATTTGGACTTATAGATTGTATTGAACTTTCAAAAATACCAGTACATATTACTATATTAGGTCAAGCTCAATCTATGGCACTACCAATATTATGTGTAGGACATCATAGATCAATGTCAAAAAGATCTACTTTAATGTATCATGAAGTCTCTTGGGGAATAGGATCTGACACAAAACTTAGTACTCATCATAAAGAAGTTGAAGAGGGTCATAGATTACAAGATATGTATGATTCTATTATTTTAGAACGCTCTAAAATACCAAAGAAGAAACTTGATGATATTAAACTCAGAAAAGAAGAGTGGTATATATCTCCAAAAGAGGCTCTTAAATTAGGATTGATTGATGAGATAATTTAAATATTTATAATAAAAATTACATGGATAATATAATACCAAAACCAAGAACATCAGTAAATATAGCTGGTAAAAAATTAGGTCTTCAGTTTGATTTAAATACTAATGAGACTAAGAGAGGAGTTAAGATGCAATTCATATTAGATTCAGATGAAATGGATCCAAAAGAAAAACAAGATTTAACTGAGAAAATATCAACAGCTCTTCAAAAAAGATTTGGTGATGCTGGATTAATGGTGGATTTTGATGACAGAACTCCTTATAAAAATGTTATAGGATTTATTGTGCCATTAAATTCAATCACTAATATGTTGATTAATATACTTAAAGGTTCAAAATAAATCAAATAGTATTAGTTATGGCTTTAGCAAAAAAAGATAAAATAATTAGGGCAATATTTGACAATATACAGGAATTGACTGCGGAAGATATAGTAAAATCTCAGCAATTTTTAGATATGCTTAAAGAGAGAACTCCTATAGCAATAGAAGATGCTCATAAGTCTAATAAAATATTTGCAACTTTATTTGAAATAAATGACTCTACATCTTATATAGAAATTCATAAAAATAATTGGATCTCTGCATTAGAATCAATATTAGCTATGTATGTTACTCAAGAGGACTATGATACTTGTAAAAAAATAGCATGGTTGATACAAGAGATAAAAGACAAGCAGAAAAAAATCCCGTTAAAAAAGTAAAAGGTCATGGAAGAATATAAGCAAATACAAGAGGCAGTAAATTCTATATTGAATATACAATCATTTATTAAAAGAAAGGCGCAAAGAGGTGGGATTGAAAAGAAGAGGGAGATCTTTGTAATGATCATAAATATGATAGATGAGGCTATAGTAAGATCAAATATAGCATACTCAGATCTAGAAATAGATACTGCTAAATATGATGAAAAGTTTTATAGTATTATTGATTATCTACTTCTTATGAGTTATGGACCTGAATGTTATGATCTAATTAGCTTTTATCTTTGGGAACGTATGGATGAAGATGGTAATTCTCTAGCGTTAGTAGACACATTTGGTAATCATATAGAATTTAAAAGTCCTTATGATCTTTGGGATTTAATGATAAAAATTAATCCTAAAATAAATAAATAGAGATTTTATGGCAGACTTATTCCAAGATCCTAGACAGGCTCTTAAGGATCGTAATGCTAAATTAGTTATTCCAGAATCTAAAATAAGAGAGGCTATAAATCATAGTAATTATATTTATAAAGCCGCTGCATATCTTAATGTATCTACAGATAGATTTAAAAATTACGCAAAAAAATATTTAGATCCAGATACTGGGTTAAATCTTTTAGAATTACAAAATAGAAATTTACTTTTAGCTAAAGCTCAAGAAATAGGTAAAAAACCAATAAGAACCTATAAAAGCTATCATGATAAGAATGAGTTTACTGAAGAGGAGATAAGATATGCGATGTCTGTTACTTTATGTAATAAACAGGCTGCAGAAATTTTAGGGGCTTCACCATATGTATATAAGAAATGTGCATCTGCTATTATAGATGAAGAGACTAAATTAAGTCTTTTTGAAATACAATATCAAAAGTGGAAGAAATACTCATTTGAAAAGTATAAACTAAGAAAAGAGAAATTTAAAAATTACGATCCTCAAAAGGCGGCTGAAATAAAAGAGAAATGGGAAAAGCAGAAATTCACATCTGAAAATCTCCCACCAATGAGCGAGCGCCCAGATAATTGGAAATATAAAGGACTTGAATTATCTGAAGAGATTATTCGAGGCGCTATGCGTAATACTAGGTCTAATAAAGAGGCGGCTCAATGGCTGAGAGTATCATATAAGACTTGGAAAAAGTATGCAAAAATGTATATTGATCAACAGACGGGTAGATCTTTATTTAATTTGCATTTATCAAATGGTACAGGTATACCAAAAGCAAGAACTAAAAAGACTAAAAATAGTTTTCAATTTGTAGAATTAGGATATCAATTAATTAAAGGTCAAACTGCCACTCCTAAAAGAATTGATCAATTAGCCTCAAGACTTATGAAAGATGGTAGACTTGGATATTCTTGTAGTGAGTGCGGATATTGTTCTAAAAGACCTATTGATATGAAGATGCCCCTAATGATAAATTTTATCAATGGAGATCGTTCTGATTGGACTGAAAGTAATTTAAGATGGGTATGTTATAATTGTGCTTTTATACTAGCTTTAGATTTTACTAATAGAAATAAACGACAAATATTACAAGGTACTGCTCCAGAGTCTCCAGATGCACCACAAGAATCTGAAAGCTTTTATAAAATAGATGATTTTTATTTAGAACATCTTAAAAGTTTGGGAATTGGACAATTAGCAGAAAAAGTTCAAGAGCCTATAAAAGATGATAAAAATCCACTACCAGAAGATCTTATAGATTACCAATAGTCTACTTAAAAGATAGATTTCTATTCTTCAATTTTAATTTGTACTTTTGTTAAAAATTAAGGTTATGAAATATAAAATCACAGAATTTTTCTTTGGAATTCCAGCAAAAGGTCAATCAATTTTATCAAATTCAATTGGGTTTAGGACATGTGAACCAGAAAATAGACCAGATTTTAATAAATGGGCTATTGATTATAATGTAAGTTCAAGAGTGCCTATTACATTTAGGCAATTAGCAATGACTCATAAAATACGATAGATTTGAAAAAGATCAATAAGGGAAATCTTTTAAGACTCTTAGCGTATATTTTATTTTCTTTATATATAACTTTTAATGGAATAAAGATAGATATTGGAAATTTTAAATTTTATGTTAATGGTCTTTTAAAGAGTGAAATTCCTAAATAAAAGTAGTACATTTTGGTTTTTTCTAAATAATGATAATATTTATTATTATAAGAATTTACCATGATAATATTACAATCTAATATAACACCGATGCCTAATCCACTTAGTTCTTATCAGAACTATGTATTACAATATGGAATATTAGGGATAATTACTGTTATACTTGCCTGGGTTGCATTTCATCAATATCAAAAATTAGTAGAGAGAAATGCGCAATTAGAGCAAAAGATAGACAAAGTACAATTAGATATGACGAATTTACTTATAGAAGAGCGTGATAGATTAGCTAAACTTATAGAAGATAATACAAGAGCATTAACAGAATTACAGAAATCTATCTTAACTTTTATGATAAACCATAAATAATATTAAATATGGAATTCATTATGTCTTATTTTGTATATATAATATTCATTTTAACAATAATTATACTTTCAATATCACGTAAAAATAAAAAAATATTAAAGTATTATCAAAATAAACACAAAAGTTAAATTTTTTATTTACAAAATTTTTATTTAATTTTATATTTTAAATCAGTTTTGAATAAGTATGCAGCAAGAATTAGAGAATAAGTACTATTGTAAAGTTTGTAATGTAGAAATACATCCAAAAAGAGCAGCATTGGGATATAAAACCACATGCGTAAATCACTCAGAAACATCTAAATTTACAGGATTAATAGTTATAGAAGGCACAGAGAGCAATGAAGTCTCTTCAATAGAGATCATAAGAGATCCTAAAATAGCTCAAGAAATACAGAGACTTAAATCTATATCATCAAATTCAGATATTTATTAAAAAATAATTTATCTGTATGTCAAATATTAAAGAAGCTATAAGCACATTACCAGACTACGAACAAGAGCAAGTAAAACAATATGCAACTTCTCTAAAAGAGATCAAGAAAAAAATTATAGAACTTATTAATAAGGGTAAAAAAAATCTTGAAGAGTCTGGAGGTAATATGAGTAATAATTTAATATTACATGATGAAGAATAAAATTATATTTTATGGAAGATAATAATAAGGTAATTTCTCCTGAAGAATTAATAGATCAAATAAGAATATCTATGGAATATGCATATCTATTAGGATATTCTGAGTGTCTTAATAATACAAATTCAGGATCGAATATAAAATCTTCTAATCCAGACAGGGCTATAAAATATTATATAGATACCCTAAAAATAAAATACGGTATTTTAAACCAATAAAATAAAAATTAAAAGTTATGAACAATCACATCGAATTTCCACAAGAAACAGTCTCCACATTTTTTAGTGAAAATGGAATAGCCAGATTTGAAGTAGACATTTATTCATTTAAACAATTTATTGAATCTACTGAAGGAGATCCAAATGATGCATTAAGGTCTAAATTTGAAAAATTTTTGGATGATCTTGTAGAAAATATGAAATTTTATAAAAATAAAAGAGTAGTAAATTAATACTATACTTAGAAAATAAGTTTTTATATCTCATCTATTATTTTTACTTTTGTATTGTAATCTATTTTTAACACATAAAAACTCAAAAAAATGAGGAATCAAACAAATCGTCCAAAGCAGTACAAGACTCGTTCTTACATTCAAAAAGCGATCATCGCTAATCGCCGTCTCCGTAATGGTGATATTACTCTTACAGCAGAGCGTACTGGTTATTCTATTACACATGTNAGTGATGTAGTAAGTGGTAAGCAGTTTAATACTCGCATTATGAATCATATTTTTAATATGGCTCGTAATCGTAAGCAAAATGCTGAAATAGTCTCTGAGATTAACTAATTAATAAAAAAGAGACAATACTTATTAAAAGACCTACAAAAAAAGTAGGTCTTTTTTTTATACTTAAAATTTAGACTTTATCTCTAATCAATAATATAATACTTTTACTTTATGAGCAATATTAAATACCAATCTACACCGATCTATTGGCCACTTAAACATAAAACTAATCAGTATGAAAGAGTATATTATCCAGATCATAATAATAAAACCATGATTTTGATTAAAATTGGCTCTGTTTATAAAGATAAGACAGTTACTTCTATATTTTTTGGTCATACGAGTGTTTTTGTAAATTATACAATTCAAAATGATAATAAAATAAAATGTGTACCAATAAGTACTTTTATTAGTAAATTGTCATTATAATATACTCTTAAACTAAATTAAAGCTATCCAGATTATTAAATTTGCTATTTAAATAATAAAATCAAAGTATTATATTATAGAGTATTAGATGATCAAGAATAGCATCTAAATTTAATTTAAATTTCAAGTGAATCTATAAATAAAAATATATGAATTTAGATATTAGAAAAATTTCAGATAGTGATTTTGAAGTTATTTCAGAGACACATATAAAATAATATTAATAATAAATAAAATAAAAAAAGATGATTAAAAACCAAACAATTTATCAAGGTAGAATAGTATTGAAATTTGAAAAATATCCACATTATACGAGTATTTCAGATGGTGTGCTAAATAAAATTCATTTAGATCTTGGATTTACTAAACTTGTAAGTAGAATAATGCCCACAAAACTTTCTAAGACAACTAGTAAAATGATTCTTAATAAAGAAAAAGTACATTTAATAGAGACTAAAACTGGTGGATTTATTAGGGATTATAAAATTGAAGATCCATTTTTGTCTCATTCGACTAATCCAGAAATATTTTACTTATATGATAGTTTTGTAACTGCAGATGGTAATTATATAGGCGATGCCACTATGGGTTGGTTTTATTATAAAAATAATTTTAAAGTTTGCCAAGATTACCCTATTGGAGTAGCAGAGATATATGATAATGAAAAACTTGAGGCATATTATGGATTTACACATAGAGGAGGTGCGCCATTTTATATAGGAGATAAATTATTTGAAGAGACATATATTCCAAAAGAAGAAGATTTCGAAGAGTGGGAGTGGGCTGGATTTGAATATGATATGAATAATAGTGATAGTGATGATAAAAATATATGTGATTATATTCCATTTAGAAAACGAGGTAGTAAAATAATAGAGACTTTAGAAGAGGCAAAACGGGCAGCTATTAATCTTTCTGAATATTTGTCATAAAAATATTTTATAAAAAGTTTTTTTTATCAAAAAATAGTTGTACTTTTACATCATAATAATTAACTCACCACCCATGCGCCACTCTAAGATATTCACCACGGATGAAGTCCATTCGATAATGAAAGGTAAGATGACCGCTTTTTATGAGGTGGTTAAACCGCAGCAAACCGTATTCGTGAACAGCTAAAACAAGGTAAGTAACCCGCAAGTAGCGGATAAAAAATAGGGAATATGACAGTAGCAAAACAGTACAGAAAAAAGCCCGTAGTAATTGAGGCGATATTGCTAACGCATACCGCAGAATCAATAGCGAGTGTGCAAAAATTTATACAGAATGGCGTGCTTGATAAAAATTCATGCGCTTCTGCATCCGATGCATGGGATATGTATCTTGATATTGTTCGTGCTCGTGGGGGTATCGAAATAAAAACACTAGAAGGTACTCACTTGGCATCATTTGGAGACTATGTAATAAAAGGGATAGCAGGAGAATTTTATCCGTGCAAGCCCGATATATTTAAAGGTACATACGAAGAAGTATAATCATCACACATAAAACACACAAACTAATGGAACAAAAAGAACTATCAATAATGCAAAGCGCATTTCAATTTAACGATGGCAGACGCATTATAGTCTACACATCAACAAGTGGCATTGTATCTTATGAGTGTAATGAAAAATGGGAAACCGTTGGTAAGCCATTTGCTACATGCCCCATGGAGTATATGACCAACAAATCGTTTTCTGAATATCATGCCGATATAAGAAAACTACATGCAGAAACGGGGAATAGCGTTCTTGTAGAAGAAATGTCAACATGTATTTCCCCCGACCCGATGATACCGATGGAGCAGCCCAAACAATACGAGCCTTCATTACATGGTTTAGTAGCCGACCTGCGTAATAAGTTAGGGTGCGTATATGGTCATATAAATGATTCATCTATGTACTTCGCCACGACATACGGGACAGAGCAGGTAGAGCAGAGCGATGTCCAACTGCAAGAAAAGTCCGAAAAATCATTTGATTGCCAAATGGAGATAGAAGGTAAAGCACCATGTCAAGAACAATGTGAGCATTGTAAAGACTATTACAATAGTAAATTAAAGTCAAGTGTACCATCTATTCCTACTGATGAAGAGATAGAGCAAAAAGCAATAAATATATATCCTCCGTTAGGGAAATATTACACGGGGATGTACGTAACTGATTGCCGTAATTCATTTATCAAAGGTTACAAGCAAGCATTATCAGACCTACAAACCAAAGGAGGGGCAAATGGATAAGCACACAGAACGTTTAAAATCAATGGCGGAGAAGATGGCAAAATGCGAATATTCAAGATCAAGTTATTTGGTTGGGTTCATAAATGAGGATTGGGATAAGTTACCT